TGCATGGCGAGACTCAGCCTGTCTAACCTCGTCTCTTCCAATACCTAAAGCATTTGCAACTTCGTCAAGACTCTCGCCACGAGCAATGCGCCGTTCAAATATGCGCCTATCGTTCATTTCCTGCTGAGATTCACCTTCGGCACCGGAAGACAAGCCACGCTTATTGTCGCCAAATATGCGGCTTCCGTTGAATGTCATTCTGTCCCAGAATGATGGGTCACCACCAGAGCTTGCCTCCTCAACAGTAAGTCCTACCTGGGATGCAGCCTCTGTTGCTCTTGCAAGTTTTTCTTCTTCTGAGCCAGTGTAGTAGTCGGGATTGCCTGGCGGATAGATGCCAAGCTTCGCCATGTACGCCATGTACTCGCGGTGCACAACGAGGTCATTTTCAAGGATATCGAATTCAGGTTTATCTCGGTTATCTTTAGTGAACCGCATCTGAGCCTGACGTACTTCCTGACGAGTCATTCCGTATTTCTTGGCTAGGTCATCTAAGGAGTCTCCAAGCATTCCCTCTTGCCATAGCTGGGAGTCAGATGGTTTTTCTTTTTCTTTCCCGGAACTTAATCTAAGACCAGTTGTTCTAGTTTTCCCAGTAGTCCTAGCCCTGTCCAACGACTGGAACTTAGGGTCATCTGGGTAAACATCTTCAGCAATCTGCCGGTCATAGTTGTTGATGAAATCCATTGCATCTTCAACTGAATTGAAAATCTCATCATCTGCACCGTATAGCCACTCTTCCCCGCCGTCTTCCGTACGGTAGCGACCAACAACTGCGTATTTTCCCTTTTCTCCATCTCCGTAAACATCAACAGCCGGAATTACGTCCATTTCGACGTTTTCATTATGTAGCTGGTCAATCCATTTTGAGCCAGAGAATAATTCAGACTCAGCTACGCCCTCGCGCATTCCACCGGAAGATAGTCTGCGCCCATTTCTCTCATTGTTTTTTTGTGGGATAAGAACGTCACGACTACTATACTTCCCGAACGGAATCCAGTCAGCGTTGTATTTATCCATCCATTCTGAATATGTAAGTTTTCCACCGCGCTTTTGATACTTCTCATAATCTTTTGCAAACTTTTCCAGGGCTGGACCATTTATATCTGAACCAATTGGTTTAAATCTGTTACGTTCACCGCCAAGAGCATTATCCATTTCTGGGTTAGAGCCCGGCACATATGGTCTTGGGGATAAACGTTCAGCATTTCTCCTAGATGGGAGAACCTGCCCGGTTGCAGAAATTTCCCCACCTTGACCATTGACGAATGCTTCTAATGCTCTTTTAGGGTCTACATTGCCGTGCGTCCCGAAGTCATTTACTCCAGGAATCGCAGGTCTTTCAAATGGCGTACCTTCCTGTACTAGGCCGTCATTATCTCCATCCCATGCATTTGGGTTGAATACAGCAGCTGCATGAGAAACGCGGCCAGCTAGGTTTCCTGCGGCTCCAATGCTTTGCCCAAGGCTCCGCCCTGCTGCCTTCTCAGATTGAAAAAAAGGGTAGCTACCTAGGCCTTTTAAAGCTGCACTGACGGCATCAACGAAATCTTTCGTAACTCCATTCGTGATGATTATTCCGCCATCTTCTACATAAGAATCAACCATGTAGTAATCAATTATTGGGTCAATAGCCTGCTTGACCTCAAATGCTTCATCTACGTCTACCGGAATTACATAGCCGATTGACTTAGAGCCAAAGTCGCTGAATTCAATATCATTGCTTTCATTGAATTCAGATATTGGCAAAAGAGACTTAGAAGCCTGCCTATAAGCATGTCGCTTTTTAACAGCATTTCGCAATTTGCCATTTACAAATTCTGCTGGATACTTTGCTTCGATATCTTCAATCCAGCTGATTTCATTTACTTCAGCTTCGGCATCGTGCTTCATCTTGCCGATTGGATTCATGGCCACAACGCCATCAGGGATTACTGCGAATCTACATTTTCCGCCTGGCTCAACATCTTGCGCAATTACCTTGCACTTACCCCCGCCAGCGTATAGAACACAGTTGGCGCAAGTTACGCCAATCTTTGCAACTTCATTTTCTGCAGCTGGTGTATAGTCTGCATATATTCCTGTTGCGTCTTCATTGAACTTCCCATAGCGGGTTGCAATTGTTACCAAAGCTTCAGCTAGGTCTCTCTCTTCTGGAACCAATTTTGGTTGAGATACTGGAGCTGGTGACTGTTGCTGATAGTTGACGCGAACGAGAGGTGGGGAAGCTGGGGTGGCACCAGGAAGTGTTGATGGAACAACAATTGTTTGTCCTGGAGGTGTAGGAACGCCCTGCTGTGGACGACGCTGCGCCATTGGCATTCCAGATGGCATACCAGTCGGCATTCCTGATGGCATACCAGTTGGCATCTCAACTGGCTTTACCATTGGTACGGTACCCGGCTCCGTCTGGGCGGGTGGGGATATCATTTCCGGCCTACCGAACATAAATACGCCATCGTTCCCGTATGAGAACCGGCACTTATAAAGTGTTGATTTACCGTTTGTGTCAACTCGTTCAAAATGAACTACACCATCTGCGACATTTGCAACCTTTACAGCAGTTCCAAGGCGTGCTGAAAGTTCTGTCTCTAGCTTCTTATGAATATTTGAATCTGTTGATGAGTTTGTTGGAACTTGTGTTGGCGACGGGCTCATGGCTGTTTCGTCTGCCTTTATTGAAATTGTTCCAGTCAGCTGGTTTGCACCGTGAAGAACCGGACTTACTTCATAAAGCTCAACTTCATAGAGAATGTTTGCCTGCGAACCCTGGTCGAATTGTGCGCGCAGAGTCTTATAGCCAATTGACCATTCCTGGTCTTCGCCAAAGAAGGCAACGTTCGAAAATGCTTCACGGCCCTTCTCTGAATTGAGATTGAACTGAACACGTGCGTAAAGTCCGCCAATTCCAGCTGCTCTCATTTTTGCCGGAAGCCTCGGGTCAGAGGGCGGAACTTCATATATTTCAAGGACTTTGCCGATTGGGTCATTCCAGTTGTGGCCCCAAACAACACGCGGCTTGCGACGCATGAGGCTTTTAGTAAACGCTCCAGATGCGCAAACATCCCCTACGGAGTCCTTGTTACCAATGCCGGCGACAAAACACTCAACTATGCCCTGGGCCTCATCAAGGTTTATCTGACCCGAACTTGCCTTGTATTTAATGTCGTTCAAACCACTAGCAGACATAGGGCTCCTTAAAGTCTGTATTGATAATAAACGACAAAATAAAGGCTATGTCGCAAGTATTGTATTTTTATTGTTCTTTTACAGAAACGGTTTACTGAAACATTTGGCCGAAGGTCCATGCCCTTCGAGTTTCGGCTTCAGCGATGTCAAATCTTCTCTTTGCCATCAAGTTTGCATAGTAAGCGACAACGGATGCTCTAAACACGGATGCCCTCTCCTCTTCACCAGAAACGTTGAGGGATTTAAACATTGCATCAGTAACAGCTTCTTGTGTCTCGTTATTCAGTTCCATAATTCTTGAAAGCTGAGAGTTGACCTGTGCAACGAAATCAACATCCGACTTCAACTGTTTACTTGAAAGACTCTTGGTGCCGTACTTGTTCTGCCAAGAATCTGTAATGATGGAGGCAATTATTGGCTTTATATCTTCACTGAATTGCTTATTCCATGTCTCAACCGAGATTATTGACTCAACGTCTAGTGTTCCCGCAAATAGTGCCTTTTTGGACTTTGCACCGCCGACTTTCTCTAGAACAACCCTCTGCTGTCTTTCCAGAACACGTTCAATGCTTCTATCCAGAATCTCCTGCCATCTATTTATGTCCTGCTCGTGAGATGGCTTATCATCCTTGAACATCATTGGACCTGATGCAACAGCAGAGGCAGCACCTTCTGGTATCGGAGCAGCAGCACTTTCTGGAGGTCCAGCAGGTGAAGCCCCAGCTGCTTCCGGCATCGTTGTTTGAGCTAACGCGCCGGCCATTGTATTTGCATCGGGTTGCTGCGGTGCTGCGGCTTGTTCTTGACCAGGCGGCATTCCCGGTTGCGGAGCGCCAGGCATTCCAGGCTGACCCGGAGCACCGCCAGGTATTTCTGCAGAGGGCGGCTCCATCTTCTTCTTCGTATTCGCAATCGGAATTAGGTTCGGATTCATCAGGAGCGAGTCAGCTAAATCGCTCTCTGTTTCTTTTCTGCCAGAACCAGTTCTGTATTCGTTATTGCTTATCAAGCCATTTTGGAACTCTTCCATTAGGTAGCGCTCGCGCTCTTGCTTGTAAAGCATCAAAATCGGCACTTGCTCGGTGTCGAAATCTAGATAGTACTTATCATCTAATTCGTCCAGTCCACGCTCGATTGTTTCAAGGTGTGGGGACATTGTTTCCATCCAGAAAACTCTTATTTCTTCTGCTGCATTACTGAATGTACGTCCTGCCGCATTTCCGATTACGGATTCCGGCACACCAAATGATGCAAGAATTTCTTCTTTTGTAATTTGTCGCATCTGAACATATGCGGCGTCTCTCGGGTTTGCTGATGTATCTATGTAGTCAGCACCATCATCAGAAGCAATAACTGACGTGTATCCAGTCCTGGATAGATTTCCCCGAAAACGGCTCTTAAGCTCTTCTTTATCGTCATCA